CCCCAGCCTTGGGATCGGCGGTAATCTGCATTTGCCGCGCAGCGGGGGGCTTGACCAAAGTGGTTTTCTTGGGTGCCGCCTTGGCCTTCATCTGCTTTTTGACCTCATCCTGGATGGTTTTCAGGTCAACTTTGAAGTCTTCCGCCACCGCATTGATGCGCTCAGGCTCTTTGATGCCTGCATACTCGTTGAAGCGCATGTCGTGCTGCATGAACAGCAATAGCAACACGCCGCCAACTTCCATGTCAGTGGCAGTTTCGATATAGGACTTGATGCCGTCAGCATCAGCCACCTTACCAACGCCGATCAGCTCGGCCGTGTGGGCGCGATCGTCGGCAACCAAACCCTGCAGCAGCATCTTGGCCAGCAGCCGAATGGTGGGCACGCCAATGGTGTAAGCCTCTGGGCTGCGCATCATGGTCTCGTAGGTCTGCTCGATGGCCAGACGGCGCCAGGTGCGGTTGTATTTTTCTTCGAGTTTGGCCTTGGCCTCGTGGACACTGATATCGCGCGTGGCGCGCGCCTGGGCCGGCGAGAGCAGGCCGCGGTCTTTCAGTAGTTGGGTAACCGTGGCGTCATCCACGACCTCGATCAGGCTGCCGTCGTGCGGGCTCTTGAGCAGCACAGGCTCAGGGCAGTCCTTGCCCAGCAACTTCTTGAGCGATTTGTTACCTTCCACACGTGGGTCGGGACGGTCCAGGCGACGGTAGCCGTTGAGGTTATTTGAGTGCTCATACTCCCACACACGCTTGGCTGCCTTGCCGTCGATGATGGTCCTGCCCATCGCCTCTGCTGCTGTCACAACGTCTTTGTCATGAACAGCTTGCTTTTGGTGAAAGCACTTGGTGTCGGTGCAGACATCTGCCTTGTCCACATCGGCAAACAGATCCGGCGCAGCGCCGGTACGCTTTGGGCACTCATGGCAACTGCCGGCAGCCGGCACCAGGCTAACGTCGGTGATTTTGAAGCGGGCTTTGTCCAGATCCAACATCAAATGCTGGCGCACCCACACCTGAAATCTGCGAACGCTTGGAACGCTACCCTGCCAATCGGTCTCGCAGGCTTCCTTCAGCGCCTCGAGCTGCAGCTGCTCATCTGGCACGCGGGCAATGATCAGGGCGCGGCTCTGGTCGATCTTCTCGGCATAGAAAGCATCGCGTGCCGTCACACACAGGTCTAGCAGCTTCAGGCGTGCGTACACAGTGGCCCGACTCACACCCACTTCATCGGCAACCTGGTCAGCGTTGATACCTAACAGCGTCATCATGTGCTGGAAGCCCTCAGCCTCTTCCATCGGATGCAGATCGGCGCGCTGTGTGTTCTCGACGATTTGAATGCGCACCACCTGTTCATCGGTGTAACGCTTGACGCGCGCCGGGATGGTGGTCTTGCCGGCGTCGATGCTGGCACGCCAGCGGCGCTCACCAGACACGAGCTCGTGTGTGGGCAGCGGTGCGCCAGGCCTGCGGTCAAGGAAGCTCTCCTGAAGGCGGGCTGCAGGGAGCGGCCGCACGACAATCGGCTCGTGCACTTCGTCGGCCTTGACGCTGGCCGCCAGTTCGGCCATCTTGGCAGAATTGAATCGCTTGCGGGGGTTGGTGGGACTGGCGACGATGGTGTCAAGCGCCAGGTCAGCATATTCAATGATGGCGTCGGTAATGACCTCGCCGGTGTCTGCGGAGTATTCTTTCATGGCGCCACCTTGTTGCAGTTGAAATGCACGGCATCGATGTCAACGCCATCTTGCTTGGCGGCAGCGGGGATTCCCCATTGACGGTGCGTACGGTTGATGATCTCCAGCGCGTAGGACTGTGCCGGGCTGCAGGGGTTGCCGACAGCAGGCTTGAAGCTGCTGTGGCATGCGACGCCATTCGGCGTATCGGTGAGAGTGATGGTTACAGAGGGCATTGAAAGGGCTCCTGGGTTATTGGTCTTTAGGAACATTGATATGCGCGGCAATACCGCCGATGCGCAGCGTGAGCAAAGGCACCTTGACGGTGACGCGCTGACCCTTCTTGAAGCGGTGCGCAGCGGCTTGTGCCTGCGCCTGGTGGCCAGTGGGGAAATACTGCTCAACATGCAGCGGCGTGTGAAAGCTGTTGTCGAGCTCGATGTCCAGGCACAGCACCGGCACCATGTGCCCTTCGCGGTCGCTTGGGCTCGTGCGGGCCTCGGCGGCGTGTAATAGGGTGCCTGAGTACTCGATCAACGCGCCGGATTGTGTAGACGCCTGCATCATGAGAGCCACCCCGGAAAAATGAAGCGTATGCCGGCGTAGATCAGGACGACGCTGGCAAAGCAAAGCGCGAGCACAATACCTGCAACCACTACCATTTCACCGAGGCTCATGGGCTCGCAAAGGTCTTTCGGATCGGGTATCCAGTCAAGCGGCGGCTGTGTGGGCTGAGTCTCAGCGGCGCGAGCGCAGCAATCGTCGCCGCGTGTGCACCTGCCCCAGGCGTCGCAGCACTTCATGGCATCACCAAAGCCACTCGGGCAGTCTTGCGGCCAGTATGGAGCGCGCAACGCATTGAGCCATCCCCCAGCTCAACCACGCCGGCATTGATGCCGCAGGAGCGCTGTGCGGCAGCCAGGTAGCGATCGCGCGCCTGGGCGGCCTCCATTGCGTCAGCGGTTGCCGAGTCGCCGCTGTGGTCATCAATCGCGGGGCCCGCCCAAGCCAGCAGCACAATGATGAGCGACACCAAGACGGCGATCATGGCCACATTGCCCAGGGTGCCATGGGCCGCGCGGTTGGGGCAGTCTCGGCCCTGGTTGCAGTTGTGGCTGCAGCAGTGGGCGGCCTTCATGCTGCACCGCCCTGCCACAAACGTAAAACATCATCATTGGTCAGATGAAGGGCTCCTGGTGTGATTTGCGCACCGGCCGACCAATCATCAACCACCGAATTGCATCCCAACTCAGCCGCAATGGCGTGGGCCATCAGGCTTTTGCCATATCCTTGCGGCAGGTAGAGAATGACAGTCTTTAAGGAAGAATTACCATGACAGAGCGCGTTGCTGACTTTCGGCACACTTTCATGATCTACTGCCTGCAAAAACTCGAAGACGGTTCGTATGTGGCCCTTAACCGAAGTTACAAACCCGTGGGCATGACGAGCTCCGAGTGGGTCAAATACGAAGACCTTCCCGTTCGATTCAAGTTCAAACGCGGGCTCAGTGCACGGCAGATCGAGGCGCTGTCCTACAAGGGTGATCCCGCAGCCGAGCGCATATATTTCTACAACGACGGCTGTGTGCCCACGGCCTCCGACGCCAACTGGACCGCCTACTCGAACCGACTCAAGCGGATCGCCGCTTACCTGATCGTGACTTGATTGGATCGGCCTCATGCTGCACCGCCTTGTGCAAGCACCGAGGAGCCAGCCCACGCGAACAGCAGACCACCAGAAATTTTCAAGTTATTGAGCGTTTCGTTGGCGGCACGCCGACTTTGGTGAATTGCCTGCCAGAACGCGTCTTGCTCCTGTTCGGGCAAACGATAGTTTGTTGCGCGCTTTAACAGTGCTTTATGAACTATCTCATATTGCCTTTGTTCGCGGAACCAGTGTGCCAGCCAGAACTTGATCTTGTCTTCAAAGCGGTCTTCTGCTGTGCTTAGGGTTGGGTAGGGCAGCTTCGAATCTGCCGTCAGGGTGAGCGCCTTTGGTTTGCGCTGTGTGGGTATCTGCATTTTTCACTCCAAACCGGCTGAATGTGCCGGGATGAGGTGAATATACCCTAGGGTATTTATTTACGTCAATACCTTGGGGTAACTTATTTGCATCAGTGTGAACACCAGCATGGCGCTGGCGCTTTATCAGGACTCCATTGCGCGCGTGATAAGTGACACGACATCTTCACCACCTGCGGGTGTGCAGTTTTTGTTCCAAGCAGTCACAAAGGCATTGCCTGCTGATTCCTGAACGAGTAGTTTTCCGTTGGCCAACACCGCGCTGCCCTTGAGCATGGCATTGAAGCTGTTCTTTGCCCGGTATTCAAAACATACTGTTGAATTGGGGTGCGCCACGATCTCAGTGAATTCAAAGGTCTGCGGGTCTTTCGAGCTTTGCTTTAATGTTTTGGCTCCCATCAACGCCAACCCAAGCGTCAGCGATGCCTTGTCTTTCTTTACCTTTTCTTGCGCCGCTTGTGCTGGCGTCAGCGCCGCAGCACCTTTGCTGGTGGTTGATGCCTCGGGTGTATGGTTTATGGTCGCCATGACAATACCAAACCCCAAGAGCCCGGCAACTGCCCATGTCATTTTTGATGTTGGTTTCTTTGGCAGTTTCACTGTTGCGCCGCACGCCGGGCACTTCTTGGCTTCGGTGCTGACTGGTTTTCCGCATTCGTGACAATTGATTAAAGCCATAAGTCTCTCCCTGCAAATTTTGAGTGTACTGGCGGCCGCCACAGTCACCGCCTACTGTGGATAGTCTTCAGCGAAATCTAATTGTTGTTGCGCGTGGTTATTTTGTTTTTGAGACTCACGCAGCCCCCTCTTTTTTAACGGCCATTGGTAGATCTTGGCCGAAACGGGGTGGGCCGATGGCTGCCTCATAAGCTCGGAGTAACACGACACAGGCGCCACGCTGGGCGTCGGTCAGACGTAAAAATATTTCTAGCGCCTCCATTGTCCATTTATCTGGTTTTCTCTTTGGCAGTGTGATGACATCGACCGCCTTTGCTAGGCTCACCCCTGTTGGGTGATCGTCCGGCTTTATCTTGTAACTTGGCGGGAGTTCGGCCGCACCCTCCCAAAATCCTGGAGCAAGCTCAAACGCCTTTGAGCACGCCTGCATGATTTCGAGCCCTACACCTTTGCCGCCTTTCTTGCCTATAGGATAGAAAAGTCGACTCACATAGGTGGGGTCTTTCCCTATTTTTCTGGCAAGTTCGGCGGCTTTCTTGTTGCAGAAGTCGTCGCGCAACCTCATGAGCAGCAACTGGGGATTGGTGTAGTCCGGCATTTTTGCAATTTTCTTTTGCAAATACCCAAAGGTAAACGCCCTTGGGGTATTGTTTAACGCTGTACCTTGGGGTATATTCCGGCTCATGGATAAATTACGCGCTTACCTCAATAGTCTGCCCACCGCAGACCGAGAGATATTTGCTGAGCGCTGTGGCACCACGGTTGGTTACTTGCGCAAAGCGGCTTCGGTTGGTCAAAAAATCAGCGAGGGCCTTTGTATCCGGGTTGGGATTGAGTCACACGGGGCCGTCAAGCCCGACGATTTGCGTCCCGATGTTGACTGGGACTACTTGCGGGTAGGAATTCTCAGCTCCAGCCCAACACCTGGCGCCGATCAATCCGCCGGGCAGGGGGTTTGAGATGGTGAGCGCTCGAAGAATAAGGAAGGCATCAAAAAACCGGATCGGCAAGCAGCTGCTATGTGCGTTTGGCGTTGATGCTGGGTCGGACCAACTCTCGTTCACGGTATTTGAAGGCAGGCGCTCTGCAACCCTGTGGATAAGCGCTGCGGTGGCCGACCACTTGGGCGAGCAGTTTCGCAACGCTGCGGCTATGTGCCGTCGAACCCAATGATTGAAATGATGGTCACCACAGTTCCGCGCTTCGGCTTTTTCCCTTTCACTTGGCGCAAATACAGCGCCACAGAATGCAAGAGCTCCTGTCTTGTCAGGGCTCGGTATGCCATCACCCGATATCTCACGCCAGCGCCTGGGTCGTTGAGTTCGTTTGCGACTGATGGTGTTTCCATTTTGAGCGCCCCTTTCAGTGGACTTGGTTGTGTGAGAACTCCATTGTCCTCTGGCTGGGGCGCTCAGCTTGTCAAGATGCGTTTGGTTTGTGTCCATGCATCAAGTGTGTTTTTTTTGTCCTTTTTCGTCTCCCCTACACACCCCTAATTTTTAGGGGACCTTCGATGGATGTCATATGAAGCTCTTTTTCGACGATGAATTTGACGCAATCGCAACCGCGATCGGCGAGAGTGGCAAGCAGTTCAAATTGGTTGCCGCGCACATGTTTCCTGACATGAAGCCAGAGAGCGCATATGCCCGGCTGAAGGAATGCTGCAGCCCTGTTGGGGATCAGCGGCTCACGTTTGGGCAGGTCATCCGCTTGATGGAGTTTTGCGAGTGCTACGACCCGTTGTTGTATGCCTGCGATGAGACGCTGCATGCTCGCCCTGACCGAAAGGCGCCGGATGATGAGGCTGTCAAGCTGGTCGAGGTCATCAGTCACGCAGCCAACACGATGGAGCGCGCCATGAAGGCGCTCGATCACATTCAGGCTCGGGGCGGCATCAGAGCAGTCGCCTGATGGATGACCACAGTCGTCAATCGAGGGGGCGCCCGATCGGCGCCAAGCGGGCCGAGTTGGCCGGCTGGATGGCCGCACGTAACGAGTTCACCATGCGCGACGTTGTTGCTTCGCTGGGCTGGCCCATGGGCGCTGCCGGCGTCACCTTGCATCGTGCCATCGATGCCGGTGAAGTCCGAATGACAGGCACTGTTCGCATCCCCGACGCCAAGCGTCCGGTGGCGCTGTACGAGCGCGCCGGCGCACAGCTTAGCTCCGTTCCACTATCAAATTTGATGAGGGTTTGGTCATGAAGTACAACCAGGTGGTGTGGTGCCGCCTTGCACGTAACGTGCGCAGGGGGGGGGCATTTGGCAACCTCAATTGAAGACGTCCTAAACCAGATGCGCGAGCGGGGCATGGAAACCCCGGGCAATCTGACCACCGACGGCAAAAAGATCACATGGGCTGGCGATGCACGCCGGCCAAACAAGAAGAACGCTTGGGCCGTGCTGCATGAATGGAGCAGTCCAAAGAGCGGGCGCGTCTTCATCGTCGGCATTTACGGCATCCGAGACCAATGGTGGACGATCGAACCGACACAGGTCGAATGGTCGCCGGCAGAAAAGTTGGCCTGGCAAGAGAAGCAACGGGCAATAGAGAAGGCTGCAGAAGAGGATCGCAAGGTCCTGGCCGCCGAGGCGGTCGATAAGGCCGAGAAGCTTTGGGCGCGATCACGGACTGAGGGCGCGAGTGAATATCTGGAGCGAAAACAGGTAGGCGCGTACGGCGTTCGGTTTATGCGTGGCTCTGTGGTGGTGCCTCTGGTGGATCTAGCCGATAAGTTGCACGGCCTGCAATGGATCGCTGCCGACGGCAGCAAGGTGTTCGGTACTGGTACTGTCAAGGAAGGTCACTTCCACTTGATGGGCGACATGGCGCCCGATCTTCCGGTTCTGTTTGCCGAGGGCTACGCAACCGCTGCCAGCGCGCACCAGGCCACCGGATGGCCAACGGTGGTGTGCTTTGATGCCGGAAACATCCTTCCGGTGATGGCATCATGGCGCAAGCTGTACCCCGAGACTGTGTTTGTAGTGGCTGCCGATGATGATCGCCACCTGGTGCGTCGTCTTTGTGAGCGACTACAGGCGGTCGGCGTTGGCGTCAAGCAATCTGACTTTGCCAAGAGCGCCGGCGGGCTGCGTGACCTGCAATGGGATCTGCCCGACAAGCGAACTGTCCAACTCAAGGCGCGATGGGCCAAGGATAAGTGCGACGTCTACTACATCGAGGGCTCGATAACCTGCGATGGCGTAGCGCAGCTACTCAAAATCGAAAATGCTGGCAGGTCCAAGGCCTTCGCGGCAGCGAAGCGTCACAACGCGCGTGTGGTGGTTCCGGTATTTGCTACCAGGGCTGATGATGCGACCGATTTCAATGATCTACATGTAGCTGAAGGATTGCCGGTAGTGCGCGCGCAGCTGAAAGCTCCGCCGCCAGAGTCAAAGCAAAAAAAATCGAACGCCATGCCTTCCGGCGTAGGTGGGTCAGATAACGGCTCGCACGATGGCGCACCCAGAATCACATTTCCTTACCTCACTGAAAAGTGGGAAATCAAAGGTATCCGTGAGAACGTCTATTTCGCGCTGCGCGAAGACCTGAATCTGCGCGAGCTGGTGCGATACAACGAGTTCTCAAACAAGATCGACAAGTGCCGCGTTCCGCCGTGGGGCGGCAAGGCCGGCGAGTGGAAAGAAACGCTCGACGACATACGCCTGGCTGAATACGTGGCGGCACGCCATGGCCTGATTGTTGCCAATCCGGTCACGATCGAGCAAGCCGTGTTGATGTCAGCACACGACAACGCATACAACCCGGTGCGCGATGATTTTGAGGCTGTGGCATGGGACGGCATCGAACGGCGCAAGCATTGGATGATTGACTGCCTCGGCGCTGCCGACACAGAGTATGTGCGGCTGGCGTCGGAGTACTTCCTGCTCAGCATGGTGGCACGTGTGTTTGAGCCCGGCTGCCAGATGGATTACATGCTGGTGTTGCAGGGCCTGCAGGGCGCCGGCAAGACCAGTGCACTCAACATCCTGGGCGGCCACTATTACGGTGCAGGATCATTCCGCATTGGAGATAAGGAATCGATGCAGGCCCTGCAAGGCAGGCTGATCTTCAACTTCAATGAGCTCGATGCGCTGAGCCGATCCGAAGCAACAGCCATTAAGGGCTTCATTACCGAGCGTACCGATCGCTTCCGCCCGCCCTATGCCAAAGGCTTTCAGGCCTTCCCCCGCAATTGCGTGCTGACCGGCGACACCAACCAGGGCGAGTTCCTGCGCGATGCAACAGGTGATCGTCGATTCTGGGTAGTGCATTGCGCCGAGGTCGAGGTCGAGAAGCTCACCAGCATGCGGGCCCAACTGATGGCCGAGGCTATTCACCATTACAAGGAAGGTGCGCGCCGCTATCCCACTAAGGACGAAGAGACTACGTTGTTCTTCCCTGAGCAGGAAAAGTGGAAGTTTGTCGATGTATGGCATGACGCCCTGGCTCGCTATGTCAATTCGGATGAATTGGCTGAGGGGTTTGACGGTAGCGTGTCAGATGCTGGCACCTTGCTGTCGAATCACCAACGTGCCTTCTTTAGCGCGCACGAGCTACTGGTTAGGGCGTTGCACATTGACATCGGCAAGGTCGATCGCGCTGGCACGATGCAAAAGAGCGTTGCCAACGCAATGAAGATGCTGGGCTTTGACGGCAACATCAAATGGGCCAAGGGAAGGGTAAGACCTCGCGGCTATCAACGCCGCCTGGCAGCACCCATCACACTGCAATCACCAATACCAACCAGCGAGGTTCCGGCATGGGACTGAGCGCACACATGCACAAGGCAGTTATGGGAACCGTGGGGCCGATGGGGCGCCGTGGGCCTGCCTGGTGCAAGCGCGTGACTCAATCCGCCCGGCAGCAATTGCGTCCCGGACGTTTATCCCGGACGTTGCAAGTTATTGATATTGCGTGTGATTTCGGAATCCGTCCGGGACGACCGCCACCACCACGCACACACATGCATGTGCATGTGTGCAGGCGCAGGCAGGTGCGCAGGGGCGGGCGTGCGTACGTGCGCGCGACATGTTTTCTCTGGACGTTCTAGAAAAAGGAAGAATAGAGAATGAAATCAACGACTTGCGACGTCCGGGACAACGACCGGGGCGTTTGTATCCCGGACGGATTGGGGCCAATACCAGCGAGCATCAAGGATCAAATGCCGGAACTGGCAGGGATGCTTCAAAGCTTGTCAAACCAGCTTGGGCGTGAAACAGTTCAACTCCAAATCAAGGCCAGCATCGACCTGCGCCGCGCATTTGATGCAGACGACTACACAACAGTCAATGCGATCTATCGGCGTGGCCATGGCTGGATTCACTGGCAGGAAAACGGCTTTTGCATTGGTGTTCCAGAACGGTCGATGCGAGACTTTGCAAAGCGCCACCGGGGCGGCGCATGATCCATTGGGTGGACGCAAAATTTGAGAGATGGGGTAGCTGGGTGCAGATGGGGCACGGCCTTGGCAGCCGTGGTTTGACCGCGTCCTGGGGCGCTGTGGGCCGGAGTAATGTGCGCGAAGCGTTTATCCCGATAAAGAGCATTGAGGACAGTCGCCTGGATGATTGGGTGAGATCACTTTCACCAGAAGACCAGACCATTCTGTTTGAGGTCTATTGCACCTCCCACACATCGATGCAGCATGCTCGCATTCTCAAGATGAGCACCAGGACGCTATACGCGCGCCTGCACAGCCTGCAGGCGTCCTATACGCGCCGTAATGAACGGCTTGAAAAATGAATTATGAAAAGTAAAACGTTTTTGTTAGATTCAGGCATGCTGTGGTTTTGTCTTGACGGGTAAAAACACAGCATTTTCAGTTCTCCCAGAACCGGCCCAGCAGTCTCCCACACCACCTGCTGGGCCGCTTTCTTTCTGATTCTGGTGTCACAGTTCTTCCCAGCCGTCAATCGACCACTCGACGGTCTTGACCAAAAAGCGATTGCACCGTGCTGGGAGATTTAATACAGGCTGCCAGGCGGATTGCCATGATTGATGTTCGAGACAATATCCGTGATGTGTTGGCAGGCATGGATCGCTACAAGCGCGACGTTGTAGCCAAGGCTATCCCTAGAGCGCTCAATAGAACAGCATCAATGGCTATCACGCAAAGTGGACGCGAGATGCCTGCTCAGGGATACAACTTCACTGCCAGCGAGATTAAGCAGGCAATGAATCTAATGAAAGCAATGCCCGGTAAATTGGTCGCATCAATAAGGGTCAAGCGCAAGGTTAAAAGCCTGATGCTATTCAGTCCACGTGAGTCCAAGGCTGGCGTGACCGTCAAGATATTAGGCCAAAAGAAGCTAATCAAAGGTGCATTCATTGGGCAGTTGCGCAATGGGCGCCAGGGTGTGTATGTGGAGGACAAGGCAGCAGGTAAGACCGTGGTGCGCCACTCCAAGCAGTACAAGCGTGGCGGGCGTGGTGGCTGGCATGACTTCCCCATACGCAAGCTGTATGGTCCCAGCATTGGTGGATCGTATTCCACTGATCGCATCCAACAGATCATGGGCAAGATGATCACTACGACCTTCTCCGATCGTCTCGCACATGAGATAGCCTTCCTCAGCCGGTGAAAATCCCGGGTCCTTCCTGGCCGAGGAAAACGCGCAGTCCATGACCCCGGAATTCGCCTAGTTTTCAAACTTGTAGGGGGGTTGTAAACGTAGGGTGGATGCAGCCATGCCAACACAGAAAGACATCGCCAAGCGCCTGGACCTGTCGCAGCAGGCGGTCAGTCAACACATGGCCGAGCTGGGAATCGCTTGGAAGACCACCAGCCTGGATGACATCACCGTCGCCTACATCCGCAAGCTGCGGGGTGCGGCTGCCGGGCATGTTTCGAACGATGGCGAGATGGACCTGACGCGCGAGCGGTCGTTGACCGAGCGAGTAGATCGCGAACTGAAGATGTTCACACTGGCTGAGAAGAAGGGCCAGCTGGTGAACATCGAGCAGCTCGAACCGGAACTGGCCCAGATGATCGGCGCCTTCCGCACGGAGCTGACATCGCTGGGCGACAAGCTCAAGACTGAAATCGACGCGCTCTATGGCATTGACCTGGACGTGCATCTCCTGGAAGAACATGTCCGTGACACCCTCGCCCAACTTGCTCGATACGACCCCGAGCGTTCGGGCACTCATTCGCCGGCTGGTGAAGGGGTTGAAGCCGCAGGTCAAGCTGACGACAACGGAGTGGGCACGCCAGCGTCGGCGGATGTCAAGCAAGGCCTCGGCTAAGCCTGGCGTCTACAACCCGGACATCACGCCCTGGGTGCAGGGCATCCATGAGGCGCTGGACGACCCGAAGGTTTTCAAGATCGTTTGCCGCAAGTCGGCGCAGGTGGCCTGGACTGATGGCGTGCTGTTGAACTACATCGGTCGGCGCGTTGACATTGATCCGGTGCCGATGATCGTGATGTTCGCCAAGACCGAGGCGGCCAAGCAGTTCAACGATGAGAAGTTGACGCCGATGATCGAGGTCACGCCGCACCTGGCGACGCGGATACCGATTCACATGGTGCGGGACCGCAACAACCGCTGGGACTTTAAGACGTTCCCCGGCGGGTTTTTGAAACTGGTGGGCTCCAACAGCCCGAGTTCTGTCAAGTCGACACCGGCGCCCGTTGTGGCGGTAGAGGAACCGGACGACTGCAATACCAACGTGAAGGACCAGGGCGACACCATCACCCTGCTCGAAGAGCGGACCAAGTCCTACACGCGGCGCAAGGTGATCTTCGGTGGCACGCCGACGGTCGAGGGTTTCAGCCGGATCGACGCGGCCTACAAGTCGAGCGACCAGCGCCAGTTCTGGGTGCCTTGCCCATCATGTGGCGAGAGCCAGGTGCTGAGCTGGGAGCAAGTGCGCTGGACAAATGACCCGGCGCAGTCGCACGAAGTGTTTGGCAACGCCATGCCGGAGTCGGCCCGCTACTGCTGCCCGCACTGTGGCAGCCTGTGGAGCGACACCGAGAAATTGCGCGCCGTGCGCCTGGGCGTCTGGAAGGCCTCAGCCGCGTTTCATGGAATCGCTGGGTTCTACATCAACGAGCTGTACAGCCCGTTTCCTGGCTCGAAGATGGCGCGCCTGGTCGAGAAGTACTTGACCGCGCAGCACGCCATGGCGCAAGGCGACGACACGAAGCTGCGCAGCTTCCGAAACAACACCGAAGGCCTCGCCTATGCCTACCAGAGCACGGTGCCGGACGTCGAGAAGCTTCGCCAGCGCGCCAAGGATTACGTCGAGTTGACCGTGCCATGGGGCGGTGTCGTGCTCACGGCCGGCGTTGATGTGCAGCACGATCGCCTGGCCATCGTGATCCGCGCCTGGGGCAGGGGAGAGGAAAGCTGGTTGGTGTGGTGGGGCGAGATCCCGGGCCGAACCATGATGGTCCATTGGAACGACGACGGCAGCCTCAACCGCGAACAGTCGGGCGCCTGGTGGGACCTCGACCAGCTGCTCGCCGGTGGCTTTCCCCATGCGAGCGGCGCCATGTTGCGCATTCGCGCGGTCAGCGTTGACAGCTCGGACGGCCAGACGCAGGACGCCGTGTACGGCTATGTGCGCCGCCGGCTGGCGCGCGGGTTCATGGCGGTCAAGGGCCGCTCGATCGATACCGGAAAGGACATTTTCAGCGCGCCCAAAATCAGCGTCGACACCAACGGCCGGCACAAGCCACACCCCAGCGGCATCAAGCCCTACATGGTGGGCACACAGACCGCGAAGGACCTGATCCTGGGCGTCGATGCGCAGGGCGGACGCATCAAGCTCGATGGCAGCGGGCCCGGCCGCATGCACTGGATGCGCACAGTGCGCCCGGACTATTACGACCAGCTCACCGCCGAGGTCAAGGTGCCGCACAAGAGCGTGCGCGGTCGCCTGGTGTGGCAGTGCAAATCAGGCCGGCGCAATGAGGCGCTCGACTGTGAGGTCTACGCGCTGCACGCCGCGCGCAGCATGAAAGTGAACCTGTGGCGGGCTGAGCGCTGGGAGGTCGAAGAGTCGGTCATCACCCAGCCCGCCTTGTTTGGAGATTCCACCGCACTGGCGGTGGTGCCGGCAGCGGCACAAAGCAACGAACTACCCCCCCGAGCGGCCGAGGTCGGCGACGACCTGAAGGTGGGAACGGATAACCCGGGGCCTGGCAAGCCCGAAACCGTAGTGCAGACGCCTGCACGCCCTGTGCAGCAACCCAAGAAACAAGCCGTTCCACAACCCAGAAACATGGGTTGGAGCGCGAAGAACTGGTAAGCCATGAACATCTTTGCAACATTACCGTCGGGCGACAGTGCCACATGGCTGGACGATCCGGTCACACTGCCAGATGGCCGCACGGCTGACGCGTCGGCATGGGTCATGACCTATTACCTACGCGGCCCGGTCGCACTCGACATCGTGGCCAGCGCTGCCGGCAAGAACTGGAGCACAACCCTGACCCCGACGGCCAGCGCTGCGCTGGGTGCTGGCACCTATGCCTGGACCGCCATCATCGTCAACGGGGATGAGCGGATCACCGTCGGCTCGGGCCAGAGCCTCATCACGCCGGATCTGACAAAACTGACCGGCACGTTCGACCCGCGCAGCAAAGCGCAGATTGCGCTGGATTCCTGCGAGGCAGCCATGGCCACCTTCAATGCGACCGGCGGCAAGGTTAAGAGGTATGAGATCGCCGGCCGCACCATGGAGTTCCAGACCATCGGCGACCTCATGACGCTGCACAGCTTCTGGAAAGCCAAGGTCATGTCCGAACTGTCCTCGCAGTCCGTGGCCAACGGCCTGGGCAATCCGCGCAACCTTTACACCCGATTCCAGAGGCCTCAATGAACAACACCGCCACCAGGATATTGGATACTGCCGCGCGCGTGGCGTTGCCGACAGGCGCGGTTGTGCCCGACCTGTCTGTCAAGCGCAGCCTGGTGCTGACCGAATGGAACGCCAAGCGCAGCGCGGCGCGTGGCGCCGCCATCCAGCGCGATCGCCTGGCGGCGCAGGAGCGCGCCTACGGCGGCGCCGCTGTCAACCGCTTGACCGGCGACTGGTCGGCCATGAACACCAGCGCCGACAGCGAGATCCTCACCAGCCTGCGCATCCTGCGGGCCCGCAGTCGCCAGCTGGTGCGTGACAACGAGTACGCCAAGCACGCGGTGCGCATCATCACCAACAACGTGGTGGGCAACGGCATCGGCATGCAGGCGCAGGTCTTGAGCGCCGGCGGCAAGCTGCAGGGCAAGATCAACGACGCCATCGAGCAGGGCTGGGGCCTGTGGTCGGAAAAGAAGACCTGCCACACGGCCGGCATGCTGAGCTTCGCCGAGATCGAGCGCCTGAGCATGGTCCAACTGGTGACCGCAGGCGAGGCCATCATCCGCAAGATCCGCAGGCCTTTCGGCGGTGGCACCATCCCGCTGGCGCTCGAAGTTATGGAAGCGGACCAGCTGCTCGACAACTGGCAGACCGCGCGCGCGCCCAACGGCAACGCGATCCGCATGGGCGTCGAGATCGATGAGTGGCACCGCCCGTGCGCTTATTGGTTCAGCCCGAAGCACCCGGGTGACTATCAGTTCACCAGCTTCGAGCCCTCGCGCTTCGTGCGCGTGCCGGCCGAGGACATCATCCACCTCTACGTGGTCGAGCGCTGGCCTCAAAGCCGTGGCGAGCCCTGGTTCCATGCCGCCCTCAAGACCCTGCACAACGTCGGCGGGTATGAGGATGCCGAAATCGTCAAGGCCCGCGCCAGCGCCAACATTGTCGGCTTCATTCGTTCGCCAGAGCCGCTGGCCGCAGACGGCACGGTCAACGGCCGCAAGGTGGTCGATACCGAGCCGGGCACCTGGCAGACCCTGCTGCCCGGCGAAGATGTCGCCGGCTTCTCGTCCAACACGCCCAACCCGGCCGTCGATCCGTTCCTGCGCTACATGCTGCGCAAGATGGCGGTCGGCATCGGCGTCAGCTACGAGAGCCTGAGCCGGGACTACAGCCAGAGCAACTACAGCGGCAGCCGAATGGGCCTGCTCGATGACCGCGACCTTTACCGTATGGTGCAGGGCTTCCTGTGCCGCAACTTGCGCCAGGACATTCACCGCGAGTTCCTGGACGCGGCCGTGCTGGTGGGTGAGATCAAGGTCGGCGCCGACTACTTCTCGAACTCGGCCAAGTACCAGGCGGTGCGATACAAGCCGCGCGGCTGGAGCTGGATCGACCCAAGCAAGGAAGTCGCAGCCTACAAGATGGCCGTGCGTTCGGGCTTCATGACCGTCGGGGATGTGATCGCCCAGACGTCTCCCGACTCGGACGTCGAAGACACATTCAAGCGCCGCGAGGAAGAACTCGATATGGCCGAAGGCATGGGACTGGTGTTCGACACCAATCCGGCGCAGGTCAACGACAAAGGCTTGGAGCAGCCCGGCCCAGTTCCGGCCGATGGGACCGCACCACCGCCGCCGCCGCCATCTGGTAGTGATGTGGTTGCAGACGACGCAGACGATGAAGACAAACCCGACGACAAAAAAACGGAGTAGCCCATGACAAAGAAATCCCGCCCAACATCCATCGAGCCGCAGATGCGAACCACCACGTTGCGCCTGCAGCGCGGCGTTCCTGGCCAGCCCAGCGACAAGCCGGAAGAGCCCTCTCGCACAGTGGATCTTGCGTTCAGCTCTGAAGAGCCATGCGACATGTGGTACGGCAAGGAAATCCTGAGCCATGCACCTGGCGCCATGCGCACCGGCGTGCGGCAACAGACCATGCCGTTGCTCTACAACCACCGCATGGATAGTCTGCTCGGCGTCGTCGAGTCGACGGTCTGCGAGGGCAGTATTGGGCGCGCCACAGTGCGCTTTGGCAAGGATGAGTTTGGAACCTGGGCTATGAACCAGGTGCATGACGACATCCTGGTCAATGTCTCCTTTCAATACCGGGTCTACAAATGGCTCGAAGACACCGAGGCCGACACCATCACCGCGGTGGATTGGGAGCCTCTCGAAATCTCGCTGGTCACCGTACCAGCGGACCCCACCGTTGGAGTTGGCCGCAATGCCAGCGCTGACGTTGCCAACGGCGTGCAACTCCAACGAGTAGTAGCCGGTTCTCCCGCGCCTGTGGCGCAACCTCTCTCTTCTCATCAACCCCAGGAGCATTCTATGAACCTACGTAAACAACGCCTGCTTGAGCAGGTCAAGGGCGACGGCGCCCCCGCTGGTGGCGGTTCCGCCATTGACGCGACCATCATCGAGAACGGCACGGCCGCACGCGGCATTGATCCCGCTGCACACCAGCAACGCGGCGCGGAAGCTGAACGCGCCCGCATGACCGAGATTGAGGCGCTTAGTCGCAAGTACGATCTCAGCCCGGAGCTGCGCACGCAACTTATCCAGCGTGGCGCAAGCATCGAGCAGGCTCGCTTGACCGCTGCCGACGTCGTGCTGGAACGCGCGCAAAAGGCCGGCAAGGCTGTCGTTGATTTCGGCGACACGAACAACCCAGATCTGACGTCCAAAGAAAAATCCCGCTACAGCATGCTGCGCGCGGTGAATGCCGCTATCACCGGCAAGTGGGATGGCGCCGGCTTCGAGCTGGAGTGTTCCAATGAGATCTCCAAGCGTACCGGCCGCACAGCCAGCGACGCCAAGGGTTTCTTTGTCCCGACCAACCTGCGTTCCGCCTACACCGTGGGCACGGCAGGAGCCGGCACCACTGGCGGCACCATGGTGGCCACCAACCTGCTGGCCGGCAGTTTCATTGAGGTTCTGCGCAACAAGGCCCGCGTGATGCAGCTCGGTGCCACCGTCCTCAGCGGCCTGGTCGGCAACGTTGACATCCCGCGCCAGACCGGTCAGACCTCGACCTTCTGGGTGGCTGAAGGCGTCGATACCACCGAGGCCGAAGCAACCTTCGACAAGGTCAGCCTGGCCATGAAGAGCATCGGCACCTACAGCCTGATCACCCGCAACATGCTGCTGCAGGCCACGCCTGACATCGACATGATCGCGCGCGCCGACATGCTCGCCGCCATGGCGCTGGGCATTGACCTGGCTGCGCTCTCGGGTGTCGGCACCGGCGCCACGCCACGCGGCATCGCCAACGTCTCCGGCATCGGCTCCGTTGTCGGCGGTACGGACGGCGCTGCGGTCAGCATCGACAACTACATCGACCTCGAAACCAAGGTCACGTCCGCCAATGCGCCCGAAAGCAACTTGGCCTACCTGACCAACGCCAAGGTCGTCGGCGCAACCAAGAAGCTCAAGTCCACCACGGGCCAGTACCTGTGGACCGGGTCTTCACTTGGTGCGCAGTCCGGCACACCCGGTGAGATCAACGGCTACACGGTTGCCCGGTCCAACCAGGCGCGTTCGAACCTCACCAAGGGTGCCAGCAACGCGATTTGCTCCGAAATTTTCTTCGGTGCCTGGAGCGAGCTGCTGATCGGCGAATGGGGCGTGCTGGAAATCGTGCCCAACCCGTACGCGGCAGAAGCCTACAAGAGCGGCGGCGTGTTGCTGCGCGCCCTGCAGTCGCTCGACATCGGTGTACGTCACGCAGCATCGTTTGCCACGATGTCCGACGTCCTCACGTCGTAAGACGACCCGCGAGATTTACCACCCTGCACCTTTGGTGCAGGGCTTCTCAACAGAACTTTCCACAAATTTTCCAAGGAGCCATTCATGGCCAAGAAATACATCGTCCGGGAGGGCTTCATCGTCTTTCTCGAAGTCGTCAGCCCGAAAGGCGACAAGTACGAGCGGACCTTTTCCGGCGGCGAAGAAGTCAGCCTGGAAGACGACGCCGCCGCATTGCACGCCCACAAGATCGAATTCGCCATGCAGAAGGACCGCGACGCCGCCCTGGCAGCAGAGACCGCAGCTCGCGTAAAGGCCGCAGCATCCGGTGACGCCGGCACGCTGGTGCAATCGCTGGTCGCAGCGCTCGCCCAGGCACAGGCCGCTGCTCCGCCCGAAGCACCAAAACCCTGATAACACGGACCTCTCGCAATGTACGCAGACCACGCGCTGATCTTCCTGCAGGACTTTGGCGACCCCATGAGCTGGAGCCCCAGCGCAGGGGGTAGCACCATCAATGGTGTCGCCTTATTCGATCAGGGCGATGCCGGCGCGGAGGGCGGCAGCCACATCAGTCGGGAGTACGTTATCACTGTCGAGACGGCAGCCTGGCCCGGCCTCAACCGTAGCGAAGTCGTGGTCATCACCAGTCCCATCGGAGGCATTGCCAGCTACAAGCTGCGCAGTGACCTGGTGCAACAGGATGACGGCGTGTTCAGCACCGTTAAGCTGACAAAGGTCCAACCATGAGCACCACCCTGGCGCAAGTGCTGGACCGGCTTGACGTGCTGCTCAAGGCCAGCGTGCCTGCCGGCTGCGGCGTGTTCCGTGAGCGCGCCGAAGCCGAGAGCCGCAACGAAGCGCCATGCGTCAACGTCACGCCGCGTGAGCTGACCGTCGAGTCGTTCAGCGCCGAGGTTGATAAACACACGCAGGCGATCGAGCTGCGGATCTACGTGCGGGCCGATCCGCCCACACCCAGCGCCGAAGTCATCCACCTGGCTGTGCATGCGGCCATGGCGGCGGACAGCCAGCTGCACGGCCTGGCAGACAGCATCCGCATCGAGGGCGCCAGTTTCAACGAAGCCGAGGCCGACGCCACTTCGCTCGACAAGCTTTGTCGCTACCGCTTCACCTTCAACGTTCTCAGTAACACCCTGTAAAGGATCACTCGTGGCCAAGAAATACATCATCCGCCCGGGCGCGAGCTTCCGACTTCCCGACGGCACTGTTAAAGGCGCCGGCGACGAAATCGACCTCGAATCCGATGTCGTGCTCGCTCACCCGAACAGTGTTGACCCTGTGCCAGATCCCGATCCGGCGCCGGCGTTCGACGCAGCCCAAAACCTCTCGCAACTTTAAGGAACTCCCATGACCAAACAAAAATTCGGCGTAGGCGTGCTAATCGCCACCAGTCGCACCGACGCCTCTGGGCTTGCACTGGCCGTGCCTCAGTCGTATCGGCTGGGCATCCTGCAGGATGTCTCGACCGACTTCAGCTTTGAATCCAAACCCCTGTACGGCGCCAACCAACTGCCCGTCGATCAGGGCCGAGGCAAAGCCAAACTCGCCTTTACAGCCAAGACGGCCGACATCAATGCGGCTGCCCTGGCCGCACTGCACTTTGGCATCACACCCACTGTCGGCGTCAAACTTCCGCTGCTCGACTGGGCTGGAACCATTCCCGCAACGCCGTTCTTGCTGACACCAATCCTTCCAGGCAGCGGCACCTGGGTGTCCGACCTGGGCGTAATGGATACATCGGGCAACAACTTTACCCACGTCGCAACAGCGCCCACCACTGGCCAGTATTCGGTCAGCGCAGGCGCCTACACCTTTGCGGCTACAGATATCGGCAAGGCCGTGCTGATCAGCAGCGAATACACCGCGACAACGGGCGGCATCATCGTTCCCATGACCAATCAGCTCATGGGCAATAGTCCGAGCTTCTCAGCCATCCTTTACAACGACAGCAAAGGCAGCAAGCTCGGCATCAAGCTTACAAACTGCCAAAGCGACAAGCTCAGCATGCCGTTCAAAAACGAAGACTTTGCCATCGCTGATTTTGGCTTCATGGCGCTCGATGATGGAACCGGGTCTGCAGGCTACTGGTGCCAGACATGAAAGAGTTTGTCACTATCGCATTGTCCGAAAAGGACTGGACTTTTCGCGCCCTCGATCTGGACCAGATTGAGGCGTTGGAAGAACAGTTCATTGCGGTGTCAGGCCTCGGCGCCTCAACCGTCACGATGCCCAAAGAAGGTGTCTTGGCAGTCGCTGAAATTGCCTGCGAGAGCCTCAAGTTCAAGCACCCGGACATGACCGTTGCCCAATGTCGAAAGTTGATAACGATCGGCACCGTGCAACTGGTCATGGATGCGGTGCGCGGCGTCAGTGCACTGGAGCCCATCCCGGGGGAAGCTCGGGCGGGGATGATGTAGTCGAATGGGACGACCTTCGTGCCTACGTCATCGCCAATACAGGATGGACGTGGGACGAAGCCGGCCGGCTCACCATACCTCGCCTCAAGGCACTCAACCGGTACTGGCAAAGGCACCCACCAATGCATTTGTTGGTGGCGGCGTACCTGGGCTTTGAGGCTCCGTCCGAAGTTGTGCGAAGCACCCGATCCGACGCACCCAACGAAGGACCGGTCATGCCGAGTCAGACGCCGTGGATGGCCGGCATGGGTGCAATACCGGCGAGCGATGACTTGCGCACCGCCGGAACACCGATGGAAGCATTGGCAGCGTTGGAGCGTACGTTTTTTGGAACCGTGACCCCGTGAGGAATTGAAAATGGCAAACGACGATAAAGACTTCAAGCAAGACATCAGCGCTGACCCGACCAACTTTTTGGCGGGTTGGCAAAAGGCTGTGACCGGCGCTGCGTCTGGCGCTGACGCCATGAAGTCATCGTTTAACAAAATTGGCGATGCCTTCAGCGCTATTCAGAAACCGCTGTTGGTCATTAGCGCGATTTTTGCCGGGGGCGCATTCTTCAAAGATGCCATCGGCGTTGCCAACAAATTCAATGGCGAATGCCTGGGGCTAGCCAAGTCGCTGGGCATCACCGGCACGCAGGCCAGCACACTCAACACCGCGCTGGGCGACATCGGTTCAGATACCGACACTTATGTCGGCGCCTTCCAGAAATTCGCCAAGCAGCTGAAAAACAATGAGGAAGGCCTGCAACAGATGGGCCTCAAAACCCGCGACGCCAATGGCAACCTGCGCGACAGTAATACTTTGTTTACAGAGGCGCTGGGCACTGTTGGCGGCTACAAAGCAGGCCTTGACCAAAACATCGCAGCGCAAACACTGTTCGGGAAAGGCGTCGCAGATGTTATGACGCTGCAGAAGCTCAACAATAAAGTTCTCGAAGATGCAAAACAAAAAAATCAGGAACTAGGCCTCACCATTACCCAAGAGGGCGTCGAGGCCAGCAAGAAGTACAAACTCGCAATCAACGATGTTGGCGACGTCTTCATGGCCATCAAGAAGACCATCGGCGAGGCTGTCATGCCGGTCTTCACCGAGTTGAGCGAATACTTCGCGTCTTCTGGCCCTTATGTGGTGGCGGTGTTCAAAGGCGCCATGCTGGGTCTGCTGGGCGCTTTTGAATTTCTCAAGGCTGCGGTTAAGACAGTTTCCGGCGTCATTTTTGAAGCCATCAGCCTCATTGTGGATGGCGCTGGCCTGCTTGGCGATGTGTTCAGCAAGTTGTTCAAAGGCGACTTCAGCGGCGCATTTGAATCCGCCAAGAATGTGGGCAAACGCGTGGGGCAAGCCTTTACCGGTGCTTTTGCCAACTTTGTGGAGTCTGGCAACGATGTTGATAAAGCCCTTCAGAAGAACTATGACCGGCTCTATGGCAAAGGCACTGAATTGGCCAACCCCAGCAAGGGCACCAAGACCATGGGAGATCTTGGCAAGACCAAGGACACTTCACAAATGGCGGAGTGGGAAGCGGCGCTTTCTGTCGAGAAGGCCGCCCTGGAGCGCAAAGGAATGCTCGAAGGGCAGTATCGTGAAATGAGCAAGGCCGCCGAGCTGAAATACTGGACGGACATCAAGAGCAGGCAAGGACTCAGCTCCGCAGAACGCACCGCCCTGAGCCGCAAGACCGCCGAACTGGAAATGGCCGGTATCAAGCAAGGCTTTGAAGTTAAGGTGGCATCCCTGCAGGCCGAGGCTGCAGCCTACAAGAACAACACCACCGAGCGCCTGCGCATCGAACTGGAGATCCAGGCCAAATATCAGCAGGGCACTAAGCAGTACGAAGAGTCCGCCAAGCGCATCGTCGAGATCCAGCGCCAGGCTGCCGAGCAGGAGCGCGCTATTCGTTCCAGCCGCGTGCAGGCTGAGCGTGATGCGCGCCTGCAAACGGTTGCCCTTGAAGAGCAGACCATTCAGAGCGCAGCGCAGCTTGGCTTAATCACACAAGAACAGGTGCTTGCGTCACAGGCACAGTTTGAACAGCGCCGCAATGCGATCGCGCGGGAAGCCATCCAGGAGCGCCTTCAGATTGCACTACTGGACAAAGACAAGAACCCAGTCGAAATTGAAAAGATCAATACGGAGCTGGAAGCCCTCGAACGCGCGCACCAGCTGCGCCTGGGCCAGATCCGCGGTGCGCAGGCGGTAGATTCTGCCAAGTACCAGACGCAATTCTTCCAAGGCATGCAAAGCAGCATGCAGGGCTCGATCCAGAATATCCTCAATGGCACGCAGACCATCGGGCAGGGTTTTCGCAGCCTGTTCGCCGGCATCGGCCAGAGCCTGGCGCAAACGGTGTCGAAGATGGCGACGGATTGGATCATGGGCCAGATCAAGATGCGCCTGGCGTCCAAGGAAACTTCGATGGTCCAGCTGAACAACAACGCTATGGCGGCAGCCGGCGCAGCGTACAACTCGGTTGTGGGAATTCCCTACATCGGCCCCTTCCTGGCACCCGCAGCCGCTGCCGTGGCCTACGCCGGCGTAATGGCCTTTGGCAGCCTGGCATCGGCCGAGGGCGGCTTCGACATACCAGGCAACGTCAACCCGATCGTGCAGACGCACGCACGCGAAATGATCCTGCCCGCCAAGCACGCCGACGTCATCCGCAGCCTGGCCGACCAGGGGCAGGGCGTCGCAGCGGCAAGTGGTGGCGACGTGCACATGCATGTTCACACCCAGAGCACACAGGACTTTCAGAACTTCCTGAGCCAAAACAGTCACGTCCTGGCACCGGCCCTGCGCCGGCTTGGCCGCAACTTTTCACCGACCAAAGCATGAGCAACGCCATTTACCCCATCGCCTTGCCTGGCCTTACAGCCACGTCGCCTGTGGTTGCGCCAAAGTTTTCGACCAAAGCGCAGCAGGCAGTGTCGGGCCGCGAGACGCGCGCCGCCTTCATGCAATACCCGTTGTGGGACATCACGCTGGGCTATGAGTTCCTACGCACCAGCGCCATCTATCCCGAGCTCGACACCCTGACGGGTTTCTTCCTGGCGCGCAAAGGAATGTGGGATTCGTTTCTGATTTCATTGCCTGCAGATAACGCCTGCACCAACATGGCGTTTGCTACGGGTGACGGCGCAACCCGAGTGTTTCAACTCACGCGCACACGCGGCGCCGGCGGTTTTGGTTTCGCGGAGCCCGTCATGAATCCGCTGGCCGTCACCAATATCAAGGCGGACGGCACAGCAATGTCGAGCGGCGTCTACAGCATCGGCAGCACCGGTCTGGTGACTTTCGTATCGGCGCCCGCCAATGGTGTTGCGTTGACCTGGACGGGCACCTACTACTACCGCTGCCGCTTCCTGCAGGATCAGGCTGAATTTTCGCGGTTCATGTCGAACCTGTGGTCCGCACAAAAGGTTCAGATGATGGGTGCGGTAGGCAATCGGGTTTGATTATGAAAACCCTCAGCCCGACATTACTCACCCACCTGCAAGGCGGTGGCCCGTTCACGATGGCCGATCTGTACACGGTCACCATGGCGTCTGGCACCATCCTGCGCTGGACCGACTACGACGTTGACATCACGCACCCCGTTACCGGTTACACGCACAGTGCCTCGGGCCCGGTGCTCAAGCGCGGCAAGACCCGCACCATCATCGGCGTTGAGGTTGACACGCTTGATGTGTCGATCTACCCGCAGGCATCCGACCTGATCAACGGCATTTCGCTGCTGGCAGCCGCGCGCGGTGGCGCCTTTGATGGTGCAACGCTGGCGCTTGAGCGAGCCTTTCTGTCGCCGGCACCGGTGGCGCTGGGTATTGTCTCGCTGTTTGTTGGCCGATTTGCCGATCTGCAGCTGGGCCGCACCGAGCTACAGGCCCGTATCAACTCCAGCACGGAGTCGCTTGCTGTGCAGCTGCCGCGCAACCTGTTCCAGCCGGGCTGCATCCACACTCTGTATGACAGCGGCTGCGGCCTAGCACGCGCGACGCTTGCCGCCGCCTCAACCATTGCCACTGGCAGCACCGATGTTTTGATCTTGAGCGGACTTGGCCAGGCTGCCGGGTATTTTGACCGGGGCTATATCCGGTTCACCGGTGGCGCGCTTGATGGCGTGCGACGCACCATCAAACTGCATACCACCGGCTCGCTGCTGCTGTTCTCGCCGCTGCCGTCTGCACCTACTGTCGGTGCCAGCTTTTCTGCCTACCCGGGCTGCGACAAGCTGCAGGCCACTTGCACAACCAAGTTCAGTAATGTCGTCAACTTTCGGGGCGCACCATACATCCCGACACCGGAGACCGCTGTATGACCGCCTCGCGCACCGACGTCGTTGTTGAGGCTATGGAGTGGATCGGCACGCCGTTTCACCATGCCGCGCGCCTCAAGGGCGTCGGCGTTGACTGCGCCAACCTGTTGATCGGCGTCTTTACCGCCGTCGGCCTGGTTCCTGACGTGACGCTTGACCACTACCCACCCGACTGGCACATGCACCGAGACGAAGCCCGCTTCCTGGCCATCCTGCGCCAGTACGCCGACCCACTGCCTGAAGGTAGCCCGATCGAGCCCGGCGACATCGCCATGTTTACCTATGGCCGCCACGCCGCCCACGGCGCGATCGTTGTCGGCTGGCCTGTGGTCTGCCACGCCTGGAGCGATGTCGGTCGCGTGGTACTCACAGAGGCTGACACCGGCCCGCTCGCCGGGCGCTTTGCCGGCTGCTACCGTGTGCGGGGGGTAGCGTCATGAGCGGTCTATTTGGCGGCGGCGGCATGTCGACATCGGACACCCCGTTGACGGGGATGACGATTCAGTCGAGCTCGAATGGCAAGCCGATCCCGATCGTGTACGGCACAACCCGGGTGACGCCGAACCTGCTCTGGTATGGCGACTTCACGCCGATCGAGCACACGACGTCACAGGGCGGCAAAGGCGGCGGCTCCAGCAGCACGACCCACACCTACACGGCATCCTTGATCCTGGGCCTTTGCGAAGGTCCGGTGGCTGGCATCCCTAACGCATTCATCGACAAGTCGGTGGTCGATCCCAGCACGCTTTTTTCACTGTTTCTCGGCACCTACCCGCAGTCGCCGTGGAGCTACCTGACCAGCTCGCATGCCGAC